ATGACTCGCTTTGCCGTCCCGATTGCCGAACAGATCTGGAATATGAAGTACCGGATGAAGGATGCCGAGGGGCAGGCGGTCGATGCATCCGTCGAGGATAGCTGGCGCCGCGTCGCCCGCGATCTGGCGCGGGTCGAAAGCGATCCGGCCAAGTGGGAAGACAAATTCTATACCGCGCTGGAAGATTTCAAATACCTGCCCGCAGGCCGCATTCTGGCAGGCGCGGGCACGGGCCGGTCGGTCACGCTGTTCAACTGCTTTGTCATGGGCACCATCCCCGACAGCATGGGTGGCATCTTCGAGATGCTGAAAGAGGCTGCGCTGACCATGCAGCAGGGCGGCGGCATCGGCTATGATTTCTCGACCATCCGTCCGCGTGGCGCCGTGGTCAAAGGCGTGGCGGCGGATGCGTCTGGTCCCCTGTCCTTCATGGATGTCTGGGACGCGATGTGCCGCACGATCATGTCGGCGGGCAGCCGTCGCGGCGCGATGATGGCGACGATGCGCTGCGACCACCCCGATGTGGAACAGTTCATCGTGGCCAAGCAGGACGCCGCCCGGCTGCGCATGTTCAACCTGTCGGTCCTGATCACCGATGATTTCATGGCCGCCGTCCGCGCCGATGGTCCCTGGGATCTGAAATTCGAGGGCCGGGTTTACAGCACCGTTCAGGCGCTGGACCTGTGGAACAAGATCATGCAGGCGACCTATGATTTCGCCGAGCCGGGCGTGATCTTCATCGACCGGATCAACAAGGCCAACAACCTGTCCTATGTCGAGACGATCGCCGCCACCAATCCCTGCGGCGAACAGCCCCTGCCGCCCTATGGCGCCTGCCTGCTGGGCTCGATCAATCTGGCGCGGCTGGTGACTGACCCGTTCACCGATGCCGCCCAGCTGGACCCCAAGGGTCTGGACGATCTGGTCCGCACCGCCGTGCGCATGATGGACAATGTGGTCGATGCGTCGAAATTCCCGCTGGACGCACAGGCCGAGGAGGCCCGCAACAAGCGCCGCATCGGTCTGGGCGTCACGGGCCTTGCCGATGCGCTGCTGATGCTGGGCCTGCGCTATGGTGCCGATGACGCGGTCGAACAGACCCGCATCTGGATGAAGGCCATCGCGCGGTCGGCCTATCTGGCCTCGGTCGATCTGGCCCGCGAAAAAGGCGCCTTCCCGCTGTTCGATGCCGAGCAATATCTGGCCTCGGGCTTCATGTCCAAGATGGACGAGGACGTCCGCGAGGCGATCCGCGAACACGGCATCCGCAATGCGCTGCTGACATCCATCGCGCCGACCGGGACGATCAGCCTCTATGCGGGCAACGTGTCCTCGGGCATCGAGCCGGTCTTTGCCTATGCCTATACCCGCAAGGTTCTGCAGAAGGACGGCTCGCGCACCGAGGAAGAGGTCGTCGATTACGCCGTGCAGATGTGGCGCGATCTGAAGGGTGACGCCGAACTGCCCGCCTATTTCGTGAACGCGCAGACTCTGGCGCCGCGCGATCATGTCGCCATGCAGGCGGCCGCGCAGGAATGGGTGGACAGTTCCATCTCCAAGACCATCAACTGCCCCGAGGATATCGGCTTTGAAGAGTTCAAGGACGTCTACATGGCGGCTTGGGATCTGGGCTGCAAGGGCTGCACCACCTATCGCCCGAATGCGGTGACAGGATCGGTCCTGTCGGTCAGCGAGACGACCGAAAAGGCCCCCGAGGCCGACAAGGGCGCCGATGTGGTCTATCTGACCGAACCGCTGGACCGTCCGGCGGCGCTGGAAGGCGCGACCTACAAGCTGAAATGGCCGGGGTCCGAGCACGCGATCTATATCACCATCAACGACATCGTGCAGGGCAACCACCGCCGCCCCTTCGAGATCTTCATCAACTCCAAGAACATGGAGCATTATGCCTGGACCGTCGCGCTGACGCGGATGGTCTCGGCCGTGTTCCGGCGCGGTGGCGATGTGTCCTTCGTGGTCGAAGAGCTGAAGGCCGTCTTCGATCCGCGCGGCGGCGCCTGGATGGCGGGCCGCTATGTGCCCTCGATCCTGGCGGCCATCGGCGGGGTGATCGAGCGTCATCTGGTCGAGACGGGCTTTCTGGCGGGCGAAGGTCTGGGTCTGAAAAGCGATCCCAAGGCCGAGGCCATCGCCGTGAACGAGGCCCCGCGCGGCCCCGCCTGTTCCAGCTGCGGCCAATACGGCATGCGCATGGTCGAGGGCTGCATGACATGCCCCAGCTGCGGCCATTCCAAATGCGGCTGATCGGGCTGCAGGCGGGTCTTGCCCGCTGATCGCAGCGATCTAAGGGACCGGCCCGTTGCGGGTCGGTCCTGACATGCGATAACCGGACAGGCGGCCCTTTCGAGGCCGCCTTTCTGGTTCCGGGCTTCGGCACGGGTTTGACATCGCGCCGACGGCATTTTTTAAACTGAACGATTTGGATTGCCGCCGACGCCAAGTCTTGGCACCCTGATGCATCCTTTTGCGATCCACGGGCCCCCCTTTATGCATGTTGTCGGTATCTGTCGTTTCTCTTTGCTGGGGCGCGGCGACTGGAAGGCCTATCAGGGGGCATCCGACGCCGAGGTCGCGGTCATCGCCGATCAGCAGGCAGCAACGCTGTTCGCGCCCGACCGGATCGAGCGGCGCCTTGCGACCTTGCAGCATCTGACGCTGGCCTCGCTGCAGGCGCAGACGGATCAGGACTTTACCCTGATCGTTCTGGCGCCCGAGACGATGCCCGCCCCCTACAAGCAGCGCCTGTCTCAGATCTGCAGCGCGGTTCCTCAGGTCGTGCTGCGCTTTTTCCCGCTGATCCATGTGGTCGATGCGCAGAAAGCCGTTCTGGCCGAACTGGGGATGGAGCTGAAGACCATGGTGCAGTTCCGGCTGGACGATGATGATGCGGTCTGCACAACCTTCGTCGAACGCAAACGCCAGATCGCCTCGCGGCTGGTGGCGGTCTGCACGCCGCTGGCGCTGAGTTTCCGGTCGGTGCTGTTCTGTTCCGCTGGTGGAGAGCAGGCCGGGATCTATGCGTGGGATTCGCCCTTTTTCAGCGCCGGCGCCGCCCTGTATCATCCCACCCGCAGCATTTTTTCGTTTGGCCATTTCGCCCTGATGCGCCGGTTCGCCAGTATCGTGATCCCGGACGGGATGTCGCTGGCCACCCATAACGGCCAGAACGACACGCTGTTCGATGCGGACCGGATCCGGCGGCAGGGTTTCGTGCGGATGGACAAGGCCGAGATTTCAAAGACCTGCGCCAGCCAGTTTCCGTTCCTGACCGCGAAGGGCAAGGGGATGGCCGGCCTGCCCAACGCGGGATAGGCAGCCCCGGACCGCCGCCGCGCCCTTTCACCGGACAACCGTCGCCGATCACGGTCCCACAGCAATGGCCCTCGCCATCCATCATGCGGCCTGCCTGATGGTCCTTGCCTGTCCGTTGCAAGGATGCCTGCAAAGCCGCAAGTCGGACGCCCCTTCGCCGGATTGTGATGCCAAACGGTGCGGTTCCGTAACGAATAGTTCAAAACGACGACACGGCGTTTGCGCAAAGCGCAAATCTCTGCTGCTATCTTTGCAACCACAAGCTGAGAGGCGCGATGCATCGATCTGACGAACGGCGAGTGGTACAGGCGAACGCCTTTGGCCTGCGATCGCCATGCGGCAGGAATGCCGGGGTGGCCGTCACGGTCACGCTGACAGGCCCCTGCGCCAAGACAGAGGTCACCCTGCATGTCTTTGTTCAATGCGATGGCGACGTGTTCTGCCGCGAGGTGCAGGATCTTGCGGTGTCAGAGGCGCTGGCCGGTCTGCCCGATCTTGCCTTGGCGGGTCCGCTCCGGGTCGTCACCACCTATAGCCCGCCAGATCCCGCCCGGCAAACCTGACGCCCGATGCCTGCCTGCGACCGGCAGGCGCCGGCTGGCGCGGCCTGCCGTTCAGAGCGACAATATCGTTCGTGCGCCTGCAGTGACCGGGACCATTTGTCTGCAGACAACCCCTGCGCGATCGGATGGAAAACACGCACGTTAAGGTATGTTTTTTGCGCGGAAAGCCGCCTATTGCCCTGTCTGACTTATACGAAAGGACACATATGACCCTGTGCAAAACGGCGTTAATATTCATGAGTATTTTGTATGGAGTAAATGGTTATGGCTCAATCAATGCCTCTGGCAGCCCATCGTCCGGTGATCACCATGGAGGACTGGACGCTGATTTCCCGCGCGCTTTCGGCCTATTCCCACAACAGCGAATATCAGGCTGTCATCCAGCGCCTTTCCGGCCAGATGGGAGCCGCTGAAACGACGCGCATGAACGGCCGTTCAAAATGACGCGCCGCCGCTAAGGGTGACGCTTGACATGCCCGGCAGCCGTCGGGCGCGCCAAGGATCCGCCCGGCCCATGACATCCCGACCAGTCCGCTGGCGAAGACCGGAACCATACCAGTATGAGCCCGGGGCTGCATCGGCATCAGCCTCGACGTCATAAGGCGGGCTGTGGGTGTGGCGACGTTTCGTGTGATGACGGGGTCGGGTGCGGATCGGACATTACCGGGGAATGTCGATCCGTACCGTGGGAAAACCCGAATGTCTGCTGCAAGGCCTCGTAATGGTGGCGATAGACGGCGACACTTGAAAGCAGGTGGTGATCCGCTTTCATGGGCCGGTGCGCCCGATCAAGGACGGCAGGCATGACAGGCGATCCGCCGTCGTCGCGGGCGGACAGGCGGCTGGTCAGGTCGAAATATCCCAACCCGAACTGCTTAGCCAGTTGCGCCACTTTGGCGTTGAAGGACAGATGGAGATCGTTTTGGTCCCGCTCGTTCAGCATGGCCGCATCCAAAGCGGCCTGTGCCTGGCCGATATCGTCCGGCTTTCCTTCGGTGATGATCCGGCCCACATACGCTCTGGCAAAGTGCGGCGTGGAAAGGACCGTGAGATTGACCCCCTTGAGGGCCAGCGTGCACGGACCGAAATCCGATGTCTCAAGGAACGTGCGATAGATATCGGTCAGATAGGCAACATAGCCGTCCGGGGTCCACGTTTCTTTCTTGATGACCTGCTTGTAACAAAACCCCAGCTCCAGATCGACCTGCCCCAGAGCAAGAACAAGCCGGTCTGCCGTCTTCACGACCGCGTCGATTTTTTCGCGAATCTGCAGGGATGACGAATAGGCCCGGACCCCGGTCAGCGATGCTCCCTGAAGAAGGTGCACGCGGGTGTGAAACGGCGCCCCGCTTAGCCCCATGCGGGCCGTCGCCGCTGCCACCTTCTTCGCCCCGAAAAACACGGTATGGGAGTCGCCGATGATGTCGATGGAGGGCAGTCTGGGGCGGGCCATGAGACCTCCTGCAGCACGGTTTCCTCATCAGCCTCAGGTTCATGGCATCGGTCAACCCACAGATTATAAAACAAACTGTTCGGTATTCGCGCGAAAGGGTCCATTGCCCGAGCGCCTGACCAGCAGATCGCCTTTGGCAGATGCCCGGCCCGTTGGCTGGCCCGATGATCAATCCCGCGCAGGAAGCGGTGCGGCCTTGCCGCTGTCCCGCCGAGGTCGTGCGACGCGCTCATATCGGTAAGGCAAACGACCAAACGCGATCAGTGCTGGGAGATCCCGCCCTATCTTGACGCGCACAAACCGCGGGCAGAGGCGGAACCGGGCATCCGCACGACGGACCCCGGCGGTCTCGTTCTGGGACCGGAACACGGTCGGAACGGCGCAAACCCGCACCTATTCCCGTTAAAATTCCTGATTTAGTCATAAAGATCAACGGACTGGGGTGGGGTTGGTAGGCCCGGCAGCCTTCACATCGCGTTGATATTGATGGGCATTAGATGGTCAATACCAACAACTGGTACCAACAGGACGCTACCATGCGCAGGACTCACATCGAATTCTTGTGGTTGTTGCACGGAGACAACAGGATACTACCATGTGCATAAGAGGCACTCAGAGGGGTCTTTTGAAATGAAATACAACCTTGACCTGATTCGTGAGATCTTGCTTGCCGTCGAAAATTATGAGCCGGAATCTGTTTCGGGTATCCAAGAAATCGGGATCAACGATTTTTCGGGAACACCACCGCAAAACAATTATCATATCAGCATGCTGATCGATGAAGGGTTCATCAAGCCCACTAACGTTCAGAGCTTGGATCTCAGTTTTCACGTGCATGGGCTGACTATGAAAGGCCATCAGTTCATAAGCGCGACAGAAGAAAAGACGGTATGGGACAAGACTAAAGCGTATTTCTCGGCAGCTGGTGGTTGGACAGTCGATGTGGTTCTTGCCTATGCGAAAGAAGAAGCGATTAGGCGACTAACAGGCGAGGCCTGAAATAAAACAGCCGCCGGGGAACACGCAACCCCGGCGGCCGATCGTGCCCGTCGTGGGCCGATGGTTAAGCGGTCAGCAGCCGCACTTTGACGGCAGCGGTGTCGGCCGGTGCCGCTTCGATCGTATAGCCCAGCAGGGTGTTGCCGCTGGCGGTCGTGGTGGCCAGGCTGTCGGTCGCGTTCCAATAGACCTTGGCGCCGAGGGTGAAGGCGTTAGCGGCCACCTTGGGCAGTTCCCAGCAGCCGACGACAGACACGTCGACGGGGGCGCCAGCTGCAGCGTCGATCAGGGCAATGCCGCGGATGTCACCTGCGATCACCACGCCGCCCGACAGGACGGAAGCGGGGGCGGGAATGGTCAGGTTGTCACCGGCTTGAATGAAGTTGCGGGCCATGGGTTAGAGTCCTTTCGAGGTCTGGAAGCGGACGATCGAAAGACGCCGCCGTTGAAGATTTGCGATCTCTGCGTCGATGGCCGCCAGGGCGCGGGCCATCTCCGAGTCGCTTTTGAATTCCACGCGATCGCCGTTGGCATCGTGCACCGCACGTTCACCGCTGAAGCGCGCTTCCTGCAGCCGGTCCCGCCATTCGCTCAGCTGTGCGGCGCTGGCCATCAGGCCGCCCCGGTCGAGCGATAGGCCCCGCGCCAGTCGAGCCAGCCGCAACCGAAGTCGAGGAAGGCGCGATACTTCAGGCCCAGCGTGTCCCAGGCTTCCTGTCGCTGGATCTGCACGCCCTGCGCGCTGGACAGATAGGCATATTGCAGCGACGGGACGGCAGCCGGGTCGGCCATGACGAACCACGTGTTGCCGATCAGACGAGGTTCCACGACCAGTTCCAGCTTCCCAGCCATCGGGTTCACGTCATGCGTTGTCGCGGCGTAGATCGACGCAAGCGCCTTCTCTGCGTGTGCTTCTAGGTCTGCACCCACGACCAGATAGCGCGGCTTCACGCTAAGGATGGTCCGACCGTCCAGACCCGTAATCGTCCGCATGACGCGACGGGCTTCAAGCAGCGCCGCAACGGCAGCTTCCGGGTCCAGCATATCCGACCCGGGACCCGTGGCGATGTTGCCCCGGCTGACATGGAAAACGGGCAGGCCATCCGACATAATCGGATTGTCAGCCAGCAGCTTCACCAGCTCGTCGGCTTCGGTCTGCGCCGCCGCCGCGCCCATCGCGCTGGTCATGTCGCCCAGAAGGCCCAGATCGTCGTCGATCAGCAGCTTGCGCGACACGCTGATCGCCCGGCCGAAGGTCTTCAGGCTCATGGTCTCGCCCGCCTCGGCGCGGCTGGTATGGGTGAACTCGCCATGTTCCGTCATCTCTTCCAGACGGCCCATTTCACCGATACGGATGGCGGTCGTAGTCTTGAAGTTCGGCAGCGTCCGTTGGCGGGCCAGAGCCTTCAGCGGGCTTTCGGCCGCTTGATAAGCCTGCGCCGCGACCTTGCCCATGGCGTTCGAAACCAGCAGCGGGAAGTCGGACGCGCTCAGGCTCCGCGAAAAGACCTCATCAGCGGACATGCCGCGAGTGCTGACGCCCGAACGCTGAAGGGCATCGGCCGCCATCTCGCGTAGGGTCACGTTCACATATTCTCGGCTGGCTTCGGGCAGGGCTCCACCAGCCATCCGGAAGGCCAGCGCATCAGCGGCGCGGGTCTGAATCTCGGCAGGGTTGCCGTTTTCGCGGGTGACGCGGATCGGCGGTGCCGCACGCTGAGTCATGGCGTCGCGGGCAGCTCTGCGCACATCGTCGTCGGTGACGGCTTCAGCGCCCAGATCGGCGCCCCATTCGTCGGACAGATTGCAGGCGCCGCGCAGCGTGTCGATCAGCGCGTTTCGGGTTTCGATGTCAAAAGGCATGGTGTCACTCCGTCGGGTTGCATTGGGGTCAGCAGGGATTGCGACAAGCGACACTTCTTTGAGGTGCCAGCGGGTTGCAGTTTTCGTTCTTTGGCCGGTTTCATCTTTGCCCTCGGCCCATGCCTCGACCGAATAGCCGGCGCTGAAGGCGCGCAGCGTGCCGTCTTGGACGCGCTGGCGGATCGGCAGCAGGTCGTCTGCACCGCTGAAGCGCAGCCGGGCCAGTACTGTGTCGCCGTCGATGCGGACATCATGCACCCGGCCGATCGTCTCGCGTGCCGTGGGGCGGTGATCCGCCAGAAGCGGCCAGTCGTCTCCCGACAGCACCAGCCCGGCGGGGTCGAGGATCTCGATATAAAGTCCGCGAGCATCGCGCCGGGTGACTGGGTGGCGGGTTGCGATGACGGCTTCGATTTCGAGGGACTCAGGGCTGAAGCTGCCGGATGCCGGGGCTTCGCGCGTCAGCATGCCGCCATGGGCAAGAATGTTCATGCTTGGATTCCGTTTTGTTCTTTCGGCTTTTCGCCAAAGGTAAGACCCATCGCGGCTTCGCGCTGCCGATCGGCTGCAATTTCCGCATCGACCTTGGCCACGTCATAGCCGATCTGCGCGACCGCTTGCCGGCGGCTGATGAGGCCCATTGCCAGCATCTCTCGTGTTGCCTTGGCGTCCGACTCTGGGTCGACCCACTGAGGTTTCGGAAAGTGAACCTCCAGCGGTGTGGCGGGATCGGCCCAGTCGCTACCGCGCAGACTTTCCAGAAGTTGCCAACGCTGCCAAATCGGCCCGTAAAAGGCGGGAACCAATAGGGCGTGCTGCATGGCTTCGATCCGGCTGCGAAACTGTATCAGCGCGGTACGCGCGCTGCTGTAGTTCACACCGCGCATATCGCCCGACAGCAGGAACTCGGGAATCTGCAAACCGGCTGCGATCTGCCGCAGCGACACGGCCACCAGTTCGACAGATTGCGCCATCTGCTGGGGCGTCGTGAACTTCACATCCCAGCCCGCCGGCAAGACGCGCATCGTGCCGGGTTCAAGCGACACGTCCATTGGGTTTTCGCCCTCGCCAAGCGGATTGGTCGCGGTGCCGTTCAGATCGACCAAGAAGCCGACGAGCATCGCCTGAATCTTGGCGGTCACCTGCAGAGCGTCCTGCAGTTGCGACAGTTCGTTAAGCGGCAGGATGACAGGCGCGAACCATGACAAGCCGCGGGTTTGCCCTGCGCCCTGTCGGCGGAAGATATGCAGCACGTCCACTGCCTCGACCCGTACGGGCGCCCGGAAGGTCTGATATTGGTCAGTCGGACGGGCAGGGCGGAAGTGATACGCGACAGGCAGATCGTCCGCGTTGTATTCGATGCCCGCGGCTATGTAGCGCCCGCCGCTCAGTTCGACGCTGTAAGCCTCGTCCAGCTGTTCAGCTGGGACATGCTGCAGGCGCAGGGCGCCGCTGTCGTCACTGCGCAGGATAATCAGCGCTTCGCCGTCCGTTGCCAGCGAGTCGATCATCTCACCTTCCAGGGCGGGCAGGCGCGTCCGTGCAGCCCATTCGGCAAAGGCAGTGTCGATCTCTTCCGTGCCGCTGGTCAGTGTCGCGCCATAGCCCACAAGGGCGGTGCGCAGGATCTCCGCAGCATTGGTGGCGGTAGGATCATTGAACCGCAGATGCCGGGCTCGGCCGCGCACTTGGGCCGCGCCTGCCAGAACTTCGCTACCCGTCGCACCAAAAGCCGGGGTCGAGGGCCAACGCTTACCGCTGGCGCCTTCCAGCATCCGAACCTGCGAAATAGATGGCGGATCTGCGCGGCGGCTCATAAGGCGCGACCAGATGCCCATGGGTCAGGCTTCCTGTCCGGCTAGGATTGAAAGCACCGGCCGCACCAACGTCGTCACAGGCAGAAGGACGGTCTGCGAGATGACGTTTGCGTGGTTCCAGTCGTCGAACCATTCAAATCGTTCGGTCAAGCCGACTTCCTCAAAACTGCCCATTTTCGCATCGGTGAATGCCCACGGGTGCGTGTAGATATCCAGCCGGATAAAGATCTGCACCCCGTCAGAAACACGTTGGACATTTTTTTCGTAGGCGAACGTTCCCTGCGTATTGCCGATCGGACGCAGTTTCGAATTGATCGCAGAGACCTGCCCGGATGAGCCGCCGTCCAACGACAGGCTGATAGCTACGACGGCAGCTGCAATGTCCGCAGGTGAGTACGAGATCTCTTTTCCTTGAGAGGTTGCAGCGCTCGACAGGATTAAACCGCGATCTCGCATGGTTCGCGCCCGAGAATATAAGCGTGCGGGATCTTGATTGCCGCGTGTTCTAGCAACTGCATCCGTAATCTGGCGTAAAGTGGCGGTCGGATAATCCATTGAAGGGCTCCATTCTCTTTGCACCGTTATGCATCCTGCGTCATGCGGACGCAAGTTGTTTCTTGCGTCTAGCTGACGCAAGTGCTAGTTCATAAAAATGGGCACAGTGGGGTGTTCGGGCATCTGAAGACGCAGCAGGCCGGGCGCGGATCGGCCTGCTGCACACAAGAAGGCTCCAAGGGGGCTTCATCTCCCCCGCGCGGCGCGGTCGGTGACCGGGGTTCAGAGCCCGGGGCGCTGGCAAGGGGCGGCAGCTTTGTCATCGGCCTGCCGCCCCGATCATATTCAGCACCAAGGAATGCACCGTGTCGCCAGCTGAACAACGCTATGAGGTCGCCCAAATCTTCGCAGAATGCCGCGCCAAGGGCGTGCCGATGCACCTGGCCTGCTTTGCCGCGCTGCGCTGGTTCGAGATGCAGAGGATTGCCCCGCCGCATTCTATTCTCGATTGGCTGGGCGCGGTGCCTACGGAACATTGGCGCCCGACGCGGGTGCATTAACTGTCACGTTAAACGTGCATTGCACTTTATAATCAATCTGACGTTGAAGCGCGAAATACCGCATAGTGATTCTATCGAAACGAAAGGAATCGCTATGGAATGCAAAGTTCAGGACTGGTCGAAAGACTGGTCGAATCAGACCGCTCTCGGACGCATGGAGGCCGCCCACGATCTTGCGGCAGTACGGCAGACAGACAACATGCTACTGTTGATAAGAAAGATCCGCGCCGCTGCGGCGGACCCTGCTGGATTTGGGGTAGGGTATCTTTCTGCCTTGGCTCAAGCCGCTACGCGTTAATATTATTCAATTTATAGGAGATGCTCATGAAAATTTCATTCGAATTGAGTGGGACTGTCATTTTCGCAACGGAAATGGATTTTATTCCACCCATCGGCTACAAAGCCACATTTCGGACGATCACTTATAAAAAAGGGCTTTACGCTGGGTCTCTGATATCAGTTGACGTTGGCTCTATTGATTCGCCGAGCCTAGAATTTGAGGGCGATAAGCTTGTGGAAGTAATAATATCCGCGAATGGATATGAACTTCATGAGAAAGGCCCAAAGCCTCCCGAAGATTAACCCCCCAACCACTTGGACCTGATTACGCGCGGCGGTGCCTTCGGTGCTGCCGCGCTTGCCAATTCAGCCGCCCGCAGATCCACACGCTGCCCGATCAGCTGACGCACGGCAAGGGCGTAGACAGAGGCGTCTAGCGTCTCGGCACGTTTGCCCTTGATCCGTTCAAAGCGCGCTTCCGGTTTCCCCCTCACATACCGCACCACGCGCCGCTCACTGGCCAGCTGTTCGAAATAGATAGGCGCTAGGTCATCCGAGAAGCGCACACCCTGATTCCGACTGACCCGCGCAAAGAGCTGCGACTTGGCCGCATCGGAGCCCACAAGCCATAGGTGCTGATTGCCAGACTTGGCCAGCAGTGCACGGCTGAAGCCTGCGACCCCCTTGATGGGCACAACGCGACGGCCGAACCGGGGCTTACAGAAAGCCATCACGCTCTCCAAATGCCCGCCATCACCAGAGTCCACCGCGCAGGCATCGATGCGGATCGTGCCGCCGTTCGGGTGCGGCCACGTCTCACGCAGCAGCGAGTCCAGATCCTGCCAGACCGCTTCACCGTCAATCGGCCCAAAGATGCAGCGGTGATCGAGCATGAGCCAATCGTTTTCAGTGTGGCCCATCAAGACGATCTCGATCCGATCATCTTGGCAGTCGACGCCCGCCGTGATCCACAGCACCTCCGGCGGCAGGCGGTCCAACCCAAAGGCTTCGCGGCGGTTGAACAGCTCGTGCTCGTCCAGATCCTCGCCTTCGGTTTTCCACGGTTGGCCCAGGATGGTGTTGACGAACGGCTGCAGAGTCTCCGGACTGCGCTTGGCCTGCAGGAACTCGGCGGCTAGCTTGCCCCAGCGGGCATTGTGGTGCGGGCTGATCAGGCAGTTAATCCGGAAGCCCGCATGCCCTTTCACGTGGGGCGTCGTTGCCCGCCAGCGCCCGGACGCCACCATGGCGGGCTTGTGCCGTTCCTCGATTACGCAGCCGCAACCGGGGCAGGTCCATGCCGCCTTATCCGGTTCGCCATCAGGCCAGCTGATCTGAGCCCATTCGATCTCATGGAAGCCGCCGCACTCCGGGCAAAGCACCTCATAGATCCGCTGGTCGGACTCACCGTACATGCGGGTGATTGGGCCGAAGTCGAAAATTGGAGTTGAGCCCGCCAGGATCTTCCGGTCACGAAACGTCTGGGTCCGCATTTCGGCCAGCTTGATCGGATCGCCTTCCTGCGTCGACTCGTAGCCGTCGATCTCGTCCATGGCCAAGAATCGTGTCGTGTGCCTGCGCAGGTTGCGCGGGCTTTTCGCGGCCAGAAACTTCAGACTGCCGCCGGCAAAGCGACGCGCTAGCATCGTGCTGCGCCCGGCCTCGTCCGCATCATCCGACAGCAGCCCACGCAGGGCAGGCGATGCCTCGAACATGGACTCAAGCTCGACTGAATAGTCCCGTGCATCATCGGCCGTCGGCTGCAGTGCGATGATTGGTGCAGGCGAATTGGCCACGAAGCTGGCTATCGTTGCTGACAGCCATTGCGTGTATCCAATCCGCGCGCCTTTCATGATCGTCAGACGTTCGATTTCCGGATCTTCGATCGCATCGCACCATCCGCGCTGAAACGGCCAAAGGTCCATGCGTCCAGGAAGGGCCGAGGCGCTGGCAGGAATCCTGATGGTCGACTCGATCCATCTCGCCAGTGGGACATTGGGTGGCGGGCGTAGCGCCTGAAGCGCATTTTTGCGGACGATCTCAATCCCCATCTGCGAGGCCCTCCAGCGCCTTTTTGATCTCGCGATCTAGCGTGGCGATGTCGGTTGCAGTCAGGTGCGGAAGAGCGGCGCCGCAGCGGGACGGAACCGCTAGAAGCGCATTGCGGACGTCGCGCATCAGGTTCGACCATTCTCGGCTGACGGCTGCGACCTCGACCAGGTCACCTGACTCGCGCTTCACGCGGGTTTCTTCCTTATCCGCCTGTGCACGGGTCAGTCGTAACTTCTCGGCCCTCAGATCGTCGCCGCCATCCGGTGGGCGCCCAGCGCGCGCCGCGTGTTCCTGCAGCCGCGCGATATATGCCGCGGTCGATCTGCGGACATCCCAGCGGGCCCGGCCCGCCTTCACAAGCACGCCGTCGACCGTTTTCGTCCTGACCTGCGAGGTGGCCAAGTTGAGGAAGGCGGCGATCTCAGGTTGCGTCATGGCGCCGGGAATGGCGTTTCTGCTTTCTGTGCTGTTCGCTGGCAGGGCTTCCGGCCCTTCGATAGGTGCGAGGTGCGAGGCAGGGCTGTCGAGGCTCAGAAGGTCATCTAGCGAGTACGGGTCAGGCGATGGCGTAGGATGCATTTACTCGGCCCTTCATGTCTGAAAAATTCTGCAAACCGTCTTTCTTCGCGGTCAGCGTCCCCCGCGGCAGGCCGGCAGGGGGAAGGACCCATCGGGACGCATAGCCTGCGCGGTCGCCCGGCTGCGATGCGACAGGATCAATCTGTGACCCCTGTGACCCCTGTGACCCCAATTTGCCTATATTATGGATTCGACCCCTGCTGCTGGTGCCCAGTAGGCTGTGGGCTGCCACTGGCTGCTTATAGGTCTTCTTTAGATATTCAGGGGTCACAGGGGTCACACTATAGCTAAGACACTGTATAGAATTGGATAATAAGTGACCCCTCACACCGCTAGAGGGGGTCACCAAGGGGTCACGGGGGGTCACAGTTCGATCCTGTTGCATTGACGCACCCAGACCTTGCCATTGCGGCTGTGCTGCCTGATCCAGCCCCGATGCTTCAGGATGCGGGATATCCGTTGCAGATCGGCCTGCTTCTGCCGCTCTATGGGAACACCGATGCGGATAAGCAGGTCGCGCGCAGTGATCTTGTCCACCGGCTCGTCAAAGCCGTCCTGCCCATCGTCGCCGTCCAGATGGTCAGCAATGGCGCTTTCCCACGGGTCTTCCTCTCGCACCGACTCCTGTTCGGCCCATGCAAGACGTTCGGTCTCAGATGATAGGTGCCACCGCTCGCCAGCGGTGAACGCTGCCACTGCCTCGGCGAACAGCTGGTCGCGATCTCGGGCAAGTCCGATGGTGTCCAGCATGTCGCCGCATGTGACCGGCCAGAAGCGCCGGCCCCCGGTCATGTCGCGTAGGAATGCAGCCTCGTTCGTTGTGCCGATAAACACCGTCTGGCGCGGCACGATGTCTGCGCGGCGCGCGTAGGGTGCACGGATCTCATCGTCGCCCCGGGTCAGGAAGGATTTCAGGTCTTCCGCCTCGGCCTTTCTCGATGGGGCAAGCTCGGCCAGCTCCACGAGCCAATGTCCGCGGAGATATAGACCCGCCTCTTTCGCGCCCTCTCTGATCGACGGCATGTTGTCGCCAGTCCATTCGCCACCCACGATGCGGCAAGCCGTGCTCTTCCCGATGCCTTGGGGCCCAGCAAGCACAAGCACGTGGTCATGCTTGCAGCCGGGACGCATGACGCGGGCCACCATAGCGATCAGGAAGGCGCGGCCGACGGCGCGAACGTAGGGGGAGTCCGCCACGCCCAGATAGCGCGTCAGCCAGGTGTCCAATCGCATCTCACCATCATGGGCGAGCACGGCAAGCCAATCCTTGATCGGGTGAAACTGGTTCATCTGCGCGACTGCCCGCACGGCTTCTGCCGTCATGCCCCCGACGTTGTGCATCCCCGCTTGTTCGATCGCTACGCGGAACAAGGTCAGGTCAGACTCTTGGATCAGCCCGCCTTGCCACTCATCCCGCCCAGTCATGGCGTTGTGCCGAAGTCCGAAGCCTTTGGCGGCGTTCACCTGCTGGAGGTAGCAGATGGCATTATGCATCGTCGCCTTGGGCGCGCCAAATCCGGTAACCTGGATTGTCTTATCCTCGATGCCGTGACCGATCGCTGGCAGATCGTCAAAGTCGCTGGCATCAACTGCAAAAGGCAGGGCGATCGGCTTGGCCAGGCCATCTGACCAGCCATGTGCGAAGGTGCTGCGCGCCTCGCGATCAGACAGGCCACAAGTCAGCCCGGCCGCCACAAGCAGTTCCTCGGCCTGATCGCGCGTCAGGGCACCGTGAGCGCCGACACCACCCGCCCACATGCTGGCGTTGTTCAAAGCGCTTTGACGCGTACCTTCACCTGCGTCGGCCACCCTGGCAGCGTGCGCGTCCAGCTCGCCTCGGGCCCATTCCATGTGCGATGGCGAGGCCTCCCGCACCTCTACGGCCCCACGGTCTGGTTTAGCGGGCGGGGTGAGCGCCTGGGGCCACTCGGGCAGCACAGTGTCCCGGGTCAGGTCCAGCCCATGAACGACGTACCGCTTGCCGTCCTTTAGGCTGTCGGGGGCAATGACAAACCCGCCATTGTTCCGGACATCCAGCCCAGGGCCGATCTGGCCAACCGTCGCCTTCAGTCCCGGCTTATACTTGAGAAAGACATGCCAGCCGCCGCTGGGGGAACCGCTTCGGACGGGGCTCATGACGTGGATGTCCGGAAAGCCCAGCTGATTCAGGCTCGCCAAGCCGTCCTTTCCGTTCTTCACGTCGACATCCAGGACGCTAATGCCGTTCCGTTCGCCCGTGATAAGCGCGACCCGGGATTCCGGCCATTGGCGCCACCAACTGCGGATAGTGGTCGCGTCAGCCGTCGCGCGTGTCGGGAACGCGGCTATCGGCTTCCAGCCGTCGCCGTCGCCCCAGTCGCGGACAGGACATACAGCAAGCCCCCGCGATGCGAGGGATAGGGCAACATCCAGATTTGTTCGGAGGGGTGGAGTGATCGCAAGCAGATCGTCGAGATTATAAGGGTCTTGAACGGACCCCGATTGGAGAGTATCTTTCATTTGAACCTCTTGAAGCCGTCGGGTGTGCCGCCCGGCGGCTTCTTCTATTTCCAGATCATTCCAGAAATGAAGAAGCCGCATCAACCAGTATGGCGATGCGGCTAAGTTATTGCAAGATAAGATGAATTTCACTTAAACTGTGAAACTCAGCGCAGAAGTTCGTCCAAGTTATACGGGTCGTCGACCTTCAAAGCCTTGTCGAGAAAATCATTGAACCACGCCACCATGCGCACCCGCTCCGGCCAATACTCTGCATGGTTATAGCTGGCCCTGACGCCATTGCCCGGGACGTGGGCCAGCTGCCGTTCGATCGCGTCCCCTGACCACAGCCCGGACTCGTTTAGAACCGTCGATGCGAGAGACCGCATGCCGTGCACGGTGACGCGGCTGCGGTAGCCCATCCGGTAAAGAGCAAAGATATAGGTGTTCTGACTCTGGGGTTTGCCGCGCAGGCCCGGCACGATCCATGGGCTGCCGCCCGCGTGCTGCTTCAGTTCCTTTAGAATGGCTTGGGCTTGCGGGGGCAGGGGGATCATATGGTCGCGGGCCATCTTCATACGATCGCCGGGGATCCGCCAGACGTCGCCGCTGATCTCGTCCCAAGTGCCGAACCGCAATTCGTTCGTCCGCGTCATGGTGCGCATGATCAGTTCAAGCCCAAGGCGCGTCTGAGGTTCGCCGTCATAGGCCCGCAGCTTGGCCATGAACTCGCCCAGTTCGTTCTGCTTTATCGCGGCCATGTGCTTGACTCGAGGCGACGGCTTCAGGGCGCCGGTCAGGTCCGCGGCGGGATCGCGATCGGCGCGGCCGGTGGCAATGGCATAGCGCATCACCGCGCCAACAGACTGCCGCACGCGCTTGGCCACGTCGACTGCCCCGCGGTCTTCGATGGTCCGCAGCATCTTTAGGATCTTCTGGGCCGACAGCTCGCGGATCGGCTCATCGCCGAACGCCGGGTATACGTCACCCTTGAAGCGAGAAATAACGCGCAGCGCATGGGCGGGTGTCCATGCCGCTTCCTGTGCCTTCAGCCATTCGTCGGCCACCGTCCGGAAGGTGACGCCGGGGCCCTCTGTGGCCGGTGCCTCTAGCGCGGCTTTGTTGGCGCTGGGATCCAGCCCGCCGGCCAGAACTTCCCGTGCACGCTCTCGCATCGCCCGCGCCTGGGCAAGCCTGACAGCTGGGAAGACGCCCAATGCGAGTGTCTTCTGTTTCCCGCCAAATCGATAGCTCCAGCGCCAATATTTTGAGCCGTTGGGCTGAACCAGCAAGAAGAGTCCGCCCCCGTCCGACAGCTTGCGCGGCTTCGACTCGGCCTTCGCCGCGCGGCAGGCGACATCTGTAAGGGCCAT